AACCTTGGGCACCGCCCAGTCACCTATCTGCACCACCCCCACCTGAAGGGTACGTGCATCGTTGGATACGAGTCGCAATGCGTGGCGAGGAAGACAAAATGAATGTCAATTCCAAGTTGCGTGAAGGATGGGAACCTGTTCGGAAAGATGAGTATCCAGACTATGAAGCCCCCACTATTGACGATGGTCGATATGAGGGTGTGATAGGACAAGGTGGCTTGATGTTGTGTCGAATACCGGAAGAAACAGCACATGAAAGAAACGAGTATTACGGGAGCCGAACCCGCCAACAAATGACAGCTGTGGATCAAGACTTGATGAAGGAGCAACACCCTTCAATGCCTATTGAAAATAGACGATCAAGTCGAGTTAGCTTTGGTGGTCGCGGAGGCGACACTGAATAATTTTAATTGCTGTAAATAGGAGCTTATTATGGCAAATTCTAACGGTTCCTTCGGTCTTAGACCGATGGGGAAGATTGGTCAATCGACCAACTCCACTGGAATGACGGAATATCGCATAGCTTCTGATAACTCTAATCCAATATTCCAAGGCATGGCGGTTATACCGTTAGCTGCGGGTGTCATTGATGATCTACAAGCTGCGGCTGGTGGTAACGTCTCTATTGTAGGAGTTTTCGGGGGTTGTGAGTACGTTTCTTCAACAACTGGTGAAACAATATTTTCGAACTTTTGGCCGGGTTCTGGCGCGGATTCTACTTTTCCTGTCAAAGCCTTTTTGTATGATGATCCAAATCAGTTGTTCACAATCGCTACGTCTAACGTAGTGGCTGCGGCAAATACTGAAGCGGAAATTCGTGCGGCTGTGTTTGCGAATATTGCGTTTGCAACTGGTAACAGTGGTTCGACTACTACGGGTATTTCTTCTGCGACAGCGGATTTGAATACCATCGCAACCACCAACACTTTGGCGTTGAGAATTATGGGGGTTCAAGATGATCCCGATAACTCTGACTTCACGGCTGCTGGTATTCCATTAATCGTTCGTATAAACAACCACTTCAATGCGCCTACTGGCTCCATTGCTGCTGGCACTGTTTCTACGACGGGCGTATAAGGGGGTCTAACGAATGGCTATTTCTCGCGCACAACTAGCGAAAGAACTAGAACCAGGTCTCAACGCCTTGTTTGGTATGGAGTACGACAGGTACGAAAACCAACATGCTGAGATTTACACAACAGAAGCTTCTGATCGAGCATTCGAAGAGGAAGTCATGTTGA